ATGAATGGATTATGAAAGAGATTTATCAATGATTTTAGGTTTAACCATTATAGGTGGTATTGTCGTTTTAAACACACTTGTTTCAATAGTGTTATTTTAATGAAAAAATATATATACCTCGCAGGCCCCATAGAGGGATGTAGTAACCATGAAATTAATCAGTGGAGACAAAAGTGTTATATAGGATTTAATGAAAATCTTGTAGGTATTAATCCCTATCGTGCAGAAACACATTCTGATGATCCAGAAGCACGAAAAAGAATTATGATGAAGAATTACATGGATACAAAATCCTGTGATTTAATTCTTGCATATCTTCCCAAAGAAATCAATGCTCGTAGACATTCCTATGGTACGACATTTGAGATTGCATGGGGATTTAGTATGCAGAAACCAGTAGTGATTGTATCTGATGACATAAACGTGCAAGACCATCCTCTTATGGATATGTCTGGTGCTTTATTTTGGGATTTAGAGGAAGCTATTGACTATATAAATATATTATTAGAGCCCTATGATCTAACAAACACTGATTTTGAAGTTCCAATATTAAATTAAAAAAAGTGTTGACAAATGTATTTAACTATGGTACTATATTAAAATGAGTGGTATGCATTTATTACCTGTTTATTACACAACTACGAGCAGTCGTAAACGTAAGAAACAGAAGAAATCTAAGTCGTTACTTGCTGCAGAGCAAAAACACGCAAAGTATTTAAAGAAGATGAGAGTTAACTCTCGTAGCTCAGTTGGATTAGAGCAACGGCCTTCTAAGCCGTGGGTCACAGGTTCGAGTCCTGTCGAGAGTACCAATAGGGGCCGTAGCTCAGTAGGGAGAGCATCTGGTTTGCAACCAGAAGGTCAGGGGTTCAATTCCCCTCGGCTCCACCAAACAGATACCTCTAGTTGGACTCCATGTACAAAAGAGGATAAAAGTTATAAACTAGATATATCAAGCCAATATGTTATTGGTCAAGCATATAACAAAGGTGGATTACAGGTTTTATCAAAAACTGAACAGAGTGATCCAACAACAGGAAAGAGAAGATGAAAGTAACAGTTCGTAATAATAACGTAGATAAGGCTATGCGGGTTCTTAAAAATAAACTACAAGATGATGGTTTTTTTAATGAATTGCGTGAAAGAGAATATTATATGACCAAGGGTGAAAAGAAAAGAAGGTCTAAAGCATCTGCTACTCGTAGGACTAAAAAGAACCTTGAAAAAAGATTTGAAGAAACAGGATACTGAAGAGGACTAAATGGATACTGAAGAGCTACAAGAATTAGAAGACTACGAAAACCCTTCCAAAACCTCAACACCATTAAAGGATGATCACCCTTTAAGTTGGTGGTTAAAGTGGGCATCTTCGTTTATTTTAATTCTTGCTATGATTGCAACAACCAACGATTTATATCCTTGGAATATGTTTTTACAATTCATAGGTGTTGCTGGTTGGTTGTGGGTTTCTGTCATATGGAATGATAGAGCTCTTATAATTGTAAATGCAGTTGCAGTTGCAATTTTTCTAAATGGTATTGTAAACTGGATGATAAAGGTACTCTAATGGTTAAAGGTAAAAAGATTAAAGCAACCACTGATAATAGTGGATGGGTAGAACCTAAAAGAAAAAAGGTTCGTAAAGCACGTAAACCTATGACTGAGGAACAGAAACAAGCTGCTGTTGCTCGTCTTGAACTGGCAAGGGCAAAACGTGCAGAAAATAATCCTGATTATGGTAAGAGTAGTTTCCATGAAAGTCTAAGAAATATTCCAGATGATGCTCGTGTTACTCCTAAGAAAGTTAAAAGATGGATCAAGACCCAAAAAGAACTTGCTGCTTCAGAACGTAGAGCTGACAAGCAAGGTATGAAGGGTGCGTATGCAAGACAATCTGATCACGAAGGTTATGTTCGTAATCTTGTTAAATACTTACGTGATGGTGATTACATTGACCCATTTTATGGAGAATACCAAGAAAAAAGAGTTAGTAGAAAATGTATTGCTCAATCATATTATTGGGAAGGCTCTAAAAAAGGTCAACCAAAATTTGATGTTGGAGTTTTCTATCCAATGTTAGGAACTACGTATACTCAAGAAATGTATAATGAAGATAATTTTATAGTTCCAGAAATACCAAAAAAGAAAAGAAAGAAAAAATGACAGCAGATATTATTAATGGGCCTTGGAAGAAGCACATTAAAAGTGATAAAGAGTTAGAACAAGCAAGAGTGTTTGCTGAATGTGATCGTATAGTAAGTGATTGCACGATTGCTGTTCTACAGAATCTTGTAGAAAGTGGTATTGCACCAGATGATCCTGATGATGAAAATATTACATACATTCTTTTTTTAACAGAGTTATTAAAAGGAGTAGCATATAAGAGTTTTAATATAGAACATCCATTTCAAGAAATTGTGGCTCTTATGTGTGCCACAGAACAAGAGAACAATAGTAAGAACTACTATATAGATTATAATGCAGTAGAAGATGCAATCAGTTTTTTAAAAAATAGGGAAAAAGACCTAACATGATTTTAGTTGATATGAGTCAGATATCGTTAGCAAGTATGATGATGCATCTGAATATGAATAAGACCACCAAACCAGATGAAAATATGGTGCGTCACATGATACTTAATTCCCTAAGAATGTATCGTAGTAGATTTAAACAAGAGTATGGAGAGTTAGTTCTTTGTTTTGATTCTCGTCACTACTGGAGGCGTGATCACTTTCCAAACTACAAGGCTGGTCGTAAGAAGGGTAGAGAAAGTTCTAATCTAGATTGGGATGCAATCTTTGGTTGCCTCAATGAGATTAAACAGGAACTAAAAGACTTTTTCCCATACAAATTTGTTGAGGTGTATGGTGCAGAGGCTGATGACATAATCGGTGCATTGTGTCTTGAACTTGAATATGACAATGGAAAGACATTAATCCTTTCTGGTGATAAAGACTTTATTCAGTTACACAGATTCAATAATGTATCTCAATACAGCCCTATCACTAAGAAGATGATGGTTAATGATAATCCACACCAGTACTTAGAAGAACACATTCTTAAAGGGGATTCTAGTGATGGAGTTCCAAATGTATTATCACCAGACAATACCTTTGTTGATGGAATACGACAAAAACCTTTGAGTAAAAAGAAGATTGCAGAATGGACAGGAGAAATTCTTGTACCAGTTGAGATGGCTATACCTGACGGTGAAGTTAAACGTAATTTCCAAAGAAATCAACAGTTGATTGATTTGTCTAAAACACCAAAAGAGATTTTTCTTGCTTGTCTAAAAGAGTATCAAGATTCTCCAGAAGGTGACCGTAGCAAACTACTAAATTATTTTACAAAGAAGAGATTGAAGAATCTCACAGAATCCATAGGAGAATTTTGACATGGACTTACTAATATCTGAAATCTTAGAAAAAGTTTCTAAGATTAAAACAAAAAAAGAGAAGGTTACTTTTCTGAAACATTATGATTCCGATGCACTACGCATGGTAATCAAATCATCTTTTGACCCTAAAATCAAATGGGCTCTTCCAGATGGTGATGTTCCTTATACAAAGAACGATGCTCCAGAGGGTACAGAACACACTAATCTTCATGCTGAAGCACGAAAGTTATTTCATTATCTAGAAGGTGGTAATACAGACTTGAACCAGAACAAGCGTGAAAGTATGTTCGTTCAGTTACTAGAAGGGTTGCATGAGACTGATGCTGAGGTACTTGTTGCTGCAAAAAATAAAGAATTGCATCGTAAGTTTAAAGGTCTTTCTGATAATGTAGTCAAAGAAGCATTTGATTGGGATGAAAAATATATGAAAATTGATGGTTATCCTCAAAAAGGTCGTTTGGCTACTGGTTAATTTTCTTTCAAAAAAGTGCATTTTCTTGTTGACAAATCCTTTTGAACATGGTATGATAAGACATAATCAAAAGAGAGAGGATTCGTTATGAGTGAGATGAAAAATTACGCAATGGACTTAGAAGCTGCGGTTTTATCTGCAATAGAAGAAAATGGTGCAGAAACCCTTGAGGATGTTATTTCTGAAGTTAGATTACAATATGTTTTTGTAGATGAGGAGTATGTTGCTGATTTATACTGGGCATATACGGAGAGTTATAACAGTAAGTATTATGCTTAAATTAATTTCAAAAAAGTGAAATTAACTGTTGACAAATCTTATTTTATCATGTATAATGGTAATATAATCAAGAGAGAGAGAGAAAATATTATGATTAATTATGTAGATGCAGTGAATGGTGGAATTGAAATGACTACCAAAAAAGGTGAAACACTTTGGTCTGACACCGTAGAGGGTGTTGCAAAAGCCATGTACGATTATGGTATCGCTAAGACCATGATGGGTTCTAGTTCTATGGATTTTGCATCTGAGGAAGGTTTTGAAACCGATGAAGGTGCAATGTTATTGTTGAAACGTGCTTTGGAGTTAGTGTAATGACTAGTTATGTAAAAGAAGGTTCTAAAACCATTGTTGATGGTATGACCAAAATGATGGATGCCATGAAAGAAGACTTTAATGTTTTCATGCCAACTAATCTTAGAATGTGTGAAGAGTATGCTGAAAGTTTAGAATATAAAGTTGGTAATAAGTATATCAAACTTATTTCTAAAAATAATGGTGTTAAAGCATTTATCGTTAATGTTGAAGAT